TGTCGGCGTACTGAATGCAGTTCTCAATCCCGTCACCGATCATCTCGTCCTTGAAGGGGTAGTTTGTAAAGTTGGGTCTCTTGGCGAGGTTGGTGGCTATGTCCAAGAAGCACTTGCCTATGTACTCCCCAACGCTTGGCTTGGGCTTTCCCTCCGACTTGGCCTTTCGTACGGCCTTCTTGTAGGCGACGATCTCTTTCAAGAATTCCTTGTTGTCGATGTAGTGGCTGCTGCCCATGATCTAGATGGCTCCTTCTTCGGAAATCCGATGATTATTTTCTCTGCCCCTCCGCACTCCCCTGTCTACATATCGGTGTCAGGATTGAGAAGAAAACTAGTAGTACCAGTTACTCTGAGTCATCTTCCTCCTCATCGTCCTCTAGCGGAAGTTCATTCGGATCATTATATCCGATGTTCCCTTGCGTGTCATCCCCCATCGTGGGATTTGATCGGTTTTCCACCACATCCAGACTCTCAAACAGATCGTTGAACTCGTTGTGCATACGGTTCATGTCCCTGCTTTTCAAAGCCAGAGCGTAGTCGGATGCCATCGTCTTGTCGGGTGTGGCAATGGTCAGGACTGCATCGCTTGGTATGGTGAAGTGTGTGTCGATGCAGAAGTCAATCCAATCGTTGAAGATCACACTGGTGTTGACGATGTTGCCCTTCTTGTCGGTCTCTGGCATGATGAGGATGGCAAGTGGGTTCTCCAAGAGATACTCACTGCCGAAACGAGAGATCACCCCCATGATCATCTCTCCATTCTTCAACTTGACCATCTTGAGTCCTTGGTTCAGCATCCATCCTCCTTGATCTTCAACTTGACCATCTTGTAAGAGAACTGCTCCTCTGAGTAGATCTTGACCCTCTCTATGAAGTGCTTCAGCGTGTGGTTCTTGTGGCTCTTCCAATGCAGATCATCGGCTATGTCGTACAGTCTTGCCTTGTCTTTTCGTTCGGATTTTCTCAACTGTCTGCCTATGCTCTGAAGCACCCTGATTCGACTCTTGCTTGGAGAGGCAAACACGATGTTGCGTAGGCTTCGTATATTGATGCCGGTGCTGAAGGTGCCATACGATGCCACTATGATCGCGTTGTCCTCCGACTCCGTGATGTGTCGGATCTCCTCTCGTACATCGGCCTCTGTCTCTCCGCTGACATAGAACACCCGTCTCTTCGTGAACTTGCTGATGGCCTCGTACAGAGGCTTGCCGTGCTTCTCCACGAACTGAAAGAGGACGAGTGTGTTGCCCTTGACCGATGTGGCTAGTTGGACTATCAGGTCGTTTCTCCGCTGATCCCGAACGAGCCAATCGATCTCGTCCTGATACGCGAAGTCCTTGATCAACTTGCAGTCGCTGTCGGGGTATGTCAGCAACAGGCACTCTATCTCAAGGTTTGAGAGGAGGTCCTTGTCCATCAGGTCGCGTGTGGTGGTCACCCTGACGGTTGGTCCGAACAGACCCTCTATTATCAACTTGTGGGTCTTGGTTCCGTCGAGCGTTCCCGTCAGCGCGACTCTATAGGGACAGTCCACCAACTTAGTCATGATTCCCGTCAGGCTCTGTGCCTTGAACAGGTGTGCCTCGTCGCCTATGACAGCCTCAAACTGATCGAAGTACGCCTTAGGCAGTTTGTAGATCGACTGCCATGTGGATACGACCACACGAGCATCGGTGACCTTCTCCACTCCACCGTGGATGCCATGAACCTCAGACTCCACATCCCATCCATTCTTGCTGCTGTAGTCCTTGAAGTCGGAGATCATCTGCGATACGAGTGATATCGTAGGAACGACCACCAGTATCTTTCGGTGGGGCTGTATGTGTTCGAGCCACCACCTGATCAGCGAGTAAATGATCAGGCTCTTTCCGCTTGCTGTCGGTGAGAGCAACAGGCAACGGTCTCTGTTTATCGCCGTCGTGATCGCATCGACTTGGTGGTCGTACGCCGTGACGGAACGACCCGAAGCGGTGATGTCGAGCGACGAGATGAACACGCTCACCTCGTCCTTGTTGAACTTCTCGCCCCTGTCGATGAGTTCGGACGCGACCTCAAGGGTGTACTCCCGTCCTTGTGAGAATTCGGCAAGGTGACTGAGGAGTCCTGCGTAGAGTATTGGGTTGAATGGGCTGAAGAGCCTCAGTTTTCCGTCCCACATCTTGTTGCGGAACGATGGCATGAACCGTGCGCCTGGCACATCGAATGTGAAGAACTCCTGTATCTCGCGAGCGACACCGGCTTCGCAAGACAGTTTCACATGGACGCTATTGTGGTTCGATACCCTAATAACAGACATTGCCCAATATGTAGGGTGTCCGAAAAGGGGTCAAACTACAGGTGGTATCAGGAGACACCGCTCACGAACTTGCGCCATTCGATGGCATTCCGAATCTGCCAATGCCTGTTGGTGATCATCTTGAGGATCGACTCAAGGTACGACACCTTCTCCTGCTGCAACGCTATCTTCGCCTCAAGAGAACTGATGTCGGGATCGGCAGACATATGCATGTCCATGTCGGTCCTCAGTATCCTCAACTGACACGGCTCCCATCCTCTCTCTGAGAGTTCCTCCTCTGACATCTTTCCCGACAGCCACATGACCTTGTCGCGTCGGAGCGTGTTGTAGTCCGACTCGTACTTGCGTAGGGACAGTCTTGCATCGTAGAAGTAGTTGAGGTACTTCTGATGCAGTTGGGGGATGCGGGTGCTTTCGTTACCCAGTTCTGAGTTGTCGATGGCTAGATCCTGCTCTGCCATCTCGCGCAGTTTATCGAAGTTCATTTTGATGATTGTACCATTGGATTGCTGATCAGTCAAGTCAGGGTCGGGGGTTTCCTAGCATTCTCTTCGTCTTCATTTTCCCGCCGATCATCCGTGAATACCATCCGTCTCCGTCTTTACCCTCTGGATGCTTTCCGTGCCATGTCACCTGTTTGCCCGACAGAACCTTTTCCACGGTCTTCTGCGTGGTGACCACCTTGGCTCCTTTGGCTACGAGTATATCCAACACTTTCTCCGAAGCCTCCATGTAGTTGCCTTCCTTGTTGAGGAGGTCAACCGCTCTCTGAAGCAGAGCCTTCTTGGCATCGGTTGATCCATCGGATGCCATTGCAGTCATCTTCTTGCCGTGAATGGTTGTCTTGGAAAGAATGGTGGCATCGATATCCTTGTCGGAGTCGGTGTCTATCACATTGATGCGGTCGTTGTCGTGAGGTACGCTTGATCTATTGGGGAAGTCGGGATGACCTCCTAGGTTCGCGTACGCGCTGCGTATGATGTCGAATATGTCTCTCTGCACATCGGTGTTGGTCTTGACATCCGATGCCCCCAACTTCACCCACTTGTTCTTCTCAAGAGAGATTGACTCCCTCATCTGCTTCGCATCGGGTAGGTCGAGCAGCACAACGGTGGGGTTGATGTTGTGCATGAATGCAATGTCCATGCGGGTGTTCCCTGCCATCACGCGCATTCTGCCACTTGGAAATCTCACGACTATGGGCATGTCCACGGGCTTCCCCTCGACTATCTTCTTCTCCAGATCTGCGAGGGTCTTCTCGTTTCTGAACTGCGGGTACGAGCGGTAGCCCTTGATCAGGCTGAGAAGACTGCTCATGCTTCGTGTTCGGCTTCTGTATGAGATCTTGGAGTCCATCGACGGAGTCACTTCTATCGTCTTTGCCGCCTTCACGGCCTTGAGGAACGAGTCTTCCGTTGGGAATAGGTCATCGTCCAGTTCGTGGATCAGGTGCTTCTTGTACTCTATCTGGTATTCCTTGCGAATAGAGGCATCGTCTGGTCTGACCCAGTTGCCCTTCGATTCATAGAGGTGGGTGACGAATGATCTCATTAGAGTTTCTCCACTATCGTTTCAGAGATTGCGAACTTGACGGTCGCGGTGATGGGGGGTATGTCCGACTCCGTATTTCGCATCTCAAACCCAGACAGTTCGGTTGGGAAAATGTTGCGAAATGTGATCTTGAGGACGGGGTTCTTTCGGTTGCTGTTGATGATGATGAACGCCTCCGACATCACCTCGTTCAGCGGCTTGACCTCGCTGAAGTCGGTATATGGTGTGGCCTCGCGCAACCAACGCAGTATTTCGTCGTAGTTACTTAGGTCGTTGTTGACTAGGAACTTGATGGTGAAGTCCTTGAACGCCGCTCCGACCGTGGGAAGTTGCAACTTGGGTCCGATGAAGTAGTCCGCTTCCAGCGGGTCTCCACCCAACTCCGACAACGAGATCGACTGCGTGAAGTAGGAAAACGAAGGGCATCTCTTGATTGAGATGGTGAAGTTGGTGTTGATCAGCAGATCCTTGTTTTCAGGATTCTGCTGTAGGATGCCGCTCAACTCCTGAGA